AAGCTGGTCTGCAGTTATTTTGGTCTCAAAAAACTCTCTAACTACTTGTAAAATGAGCCTTTCTGTTCTAGAGTCTATTCCTACATTTGAAAACCAGTCTTGAAAACTTACGATTGGTATGTAATTTCCTGTTAGCTTACCAGAAGCGCTTATAAATGACTGATACTCTACTAAAATATTTTGTACAATTTCTATTTGTCTATCAATATTTGGAATATCATAAGTTGTAAATTGTTCTTCTAAATAATCTTCCAACCCTTTTGTCTTAGAAAGATCTATTCCTTCTGAAGCCGCAAACCCTGCTGCTTCTGCAATTTGTACAGTAGAAACAGCGTCTCCTCCTTCTACTCCGTGACCTCTTTGAACCTTAGATCTTACTATTTTTCGTATTTCTTCAGTCTCTTCTTCCAGGACCATGTTTACTATTTTATTTTTAAGAGTTCTTAAGCTTCTAAAACTTCCTACAATAAAACTCTGTCCTGATCTAATATCAGCAGCTATAGGAGGCCTTCTAGTAGCCATCATCTTATATGCAATAGTATCTGTTACGTTTGTAAGACCTTGTTTTTTTACCCAGCGAGATTGCATATTTTCCGCAAACTCTCTAGCTTTTTTTAATCTTTTATTAGTTAATTTAACTTTAAGTTGTGGTATTTGTTCGTTTTTAATTAGTTTATTTACTGTGTTTCTTATAAAGTCTAGATCCCTTAGTTGTATGACTTGAGGACGACCTCCCGTTTCTAAAGCTTTTCTTACCACTGCATTATTACTAGAAGAAAGTGACTCTAAAAGCTTATCTGAAATTTGCTTTCTTACGGTAATTTGACTCATAGAATAAGTCTATATAAATCCAGTACTCTTCTAATATGTGCTGGGAAGCCTACTCTTACCTCGTTTTCTGTTGTCTCTCTTGTAGCTCCGGATAAAGATTGTCGAGGCTTATGTTCATCTCTTAAGTAGTAAGTAACCAAATCAGCAACCGCTAATTTTAAGTCAAGAGGAGTGGTTGTGTAACCTGCTGTATAAACTACTTCCACAGCCTCTGGGCCTTTAGGCCAATTTCTATATTTAGATCCGCTAATGCGAATAACACTATCAGTTTTCTTATCTATATTATAGTCTGTAGAAGCTAAAGCTACAAAACTATTTCCAATACTTTCCTTAACTCTAACGCTAGTGATAGCGATTAAGGGAGATTCCGTAAGTTGCAAAATATGACTATTATAGTCTACAGTAAATAGCTCTGTTTTTGCACTCGTCGAAAAATCGATAATACTGTTTGCACAGTAAGTTTTTACTAATTGACTTACAGAAGGAATTAATATCTCTAGTTTCTCATCCTCAGTTCCAGAGGTGATGCCTTCTAAAGCTTTATATTCGTCTATTGTTATAAAATTTGCCATAATAAACCAATTAGTAAAAACTTGGGGGACCGGAGTCCCCCGAGCTTAAAAAGGAAATGTTACGCAGTGGTAACAACCTTAACACAAGAACGATCGCCAGCAGCATCGGCAACGAGTTCTGCAAAGCCCAAAGATTGGGTTGCAACAACAACTCGACGCTGATTACCAACTTCATAGTCTTGTTCTACGGTTACACCACGAAGACGTGGGATAGCGTAGTTGCGATTAGCTACTGCATAAGCAACTGAACCACCTGCTGCATCTGATTCAAAGTTATCAGAGATAAGTACAGGTGAGCCGTAGACAGCACCAATAGAACCTGTGATCTTGGTAGCAACATCTGAACCAACGTCAGTAATGTCAGCAAACGCAGGATCTGCAATCAGGTCATAGTAGTACTTCTGGCTTACTACGTAAGTAACATCTGAAGGGTTCAAGCCATACTTGCCCATGTCCTTACGAGCGTCAAGTAACAATTCTGCAGTTAATGTAGCAGAGTTACCTGTAGCAATAGTAGCACCGTCAAGATCTACTGAACCACCTGATGAGGCAGTAGCAAAGAACTCAAGGCCATTTACCTTACCAGTTTCACCATTAAGAATCATGTTATCTACTGCACGAGCGTGTGAACGAGCAATAGACTCAATCAACATTGGCATCAAAGAAACAAGAATTTCTTCTTCAATGTAGTTGTCAAGGTGAGTGTGTGAAATCAGACGGTGTGCCTGCAACACAACCTGTGAAGGCTCATACGTATTACCAGCAACTTGCGTACGGTTTTCCAAAGTAGGAGTACCTGCAGTAATACCATTGCTGAATGATGCAAGGTTAGTATCCGTCTGGATAGGCATTACCATAGTACGTGCGGGCATTTGAATTTGACGGAAAGCCTGTGCGAGACGAAGCTCGTTCATTACTTCCTTTTCAATTGCCTGTGATACTGTAGTAGCAATGTTAGGGAATTCCGTATCGCCTGCTTGCTCAGTACCGCCATCATTAGGATAAGTTACGCCAGCCTTTGACAATACGTTCTTACCATAGCTGGTATTCCAACCTTTGTTAAGCATTACACCAAGAATATGACCATACATCAATTCTTTTGCGAAAGGTGAGAGATCTTCTGAAGAAGTACGATTAGCGCTAAAAACTCGCTTGCTTTCGCGCATCTTCGTGATTTCTTCCTCTTTCTCACTTAATTGAGATGCAAATTGCTTGATAACTTCATCAATCTTTGCATCTTTTTCTTTCAGCTTAGCTTCAACGTCTTGCATAAGAGCTTCTGCTCCTGACGATACGCCTACAGCTACTGCTGATTTTACTTTTTCTTCTTGCTGAGTTTTTGCTTCGGCAGCTGCCTGCGCCTTCTCTTCAGCTTCTACAGCAGCCTTTTCTGCGGCTGCTTTCTGTTCGGCTTGTTGCATTGCGATTTTAGCAGCAGTTTCATCTGCTACTTGCTTCGCGAAAGCAGCCAAGTCGATTTCGGGAGTTTTATTCTCTTCCGACATTTTGATCTCCTTTTGAACCTCTTGGGTTCCATCCGGTGTGTGACTAGCTACCGATGAATCTTCATCCTTAGCCAGACACTGACCGGCTAGATCGACACTTGTGAAAGTTTTTTTGAAATCTTCGTATTCTTCTTGGGAATCAAAAGATTTCGCCAGCGAAAAAGTAGCTGCTTGGTTACAAGGTACCGATACTACCGATACTTCAAACAACTCAGCGTCCTTAATCTTTAGTCCGTCGGTTTCCTTATTATAATCAGCATCCTTGACCCGAAAACCAACGGAAAAAGCTCCAAGGATACCTTCTTTAACTAACTGAGCTACATGATCAGGGGCGGATTTTGAAATTTTTGCTCTCAACTCAAGCCCATTTTCTGTAACTTTTAAACCTGTGGCTCTGCCAATAGGTTTATCATAATTATGATTGAAAAGAATGATGGGATTTTGCTCAAAATTCGCTAACCCACCCTTTGTCCATGCTTCTGCTTCGATAACATCGTTGGCACGATCTGCATGGTTAGTGCTCGCCATACCACAAATGTGAACACCATCATCGTCTTCCGACAAGGCTTTAAATGTGGATGTAAGGTTAAAAACCTTATTCATTATGCTCCTCCGCTTGTTCATCAGCAGCACTTGACTTTCTCAAAGCCTCCAGAGGGTCTGCTTTTACAGGCTCAGGGGCGGGTGGAGGTGCTACTGGTTCTGGCGCAGCTAACTCATGATCCCATAAATCAGGATGCGCTTTTTGTACAGCTAGAGTCATACGTCTCCAGTTGCGAAAAGTTTTTCTAAGTCCCTGCGGTCGTAAGGGTTGTGCAACTATTTGTAGGTACGCAGGGTATGAAATGCCTCTAGGAAGCTTATAATCTTTGATGTCTTGATATACCTGCTCTACAGCAGTTCTTCGTTGTTTAATACTACTCATCTACTTCATCCTCTTCTGTAGGTCTTCCGCCTTCTGCGGGATTAGCTGCTGATCCTGCAATATTTGCTGGAATTCTTATTTCTCCACAACCATCTATTTCTTCAAAATTCATCGCAATTCGTGCTTCATTTGCAGTAATAATTCCAGAATTTACTAAAGTTGAATAATAACCTGATTGGTCTCTTAGCTCTGGCTGAAGAGATTGAATTTCACTAATATCTTCTCTTATGCAAAAGCCAAAATATCTTTCTAAGCCAGAGGTCATTTTCTGTACAATAGGCATTACAGTTTCTAAGTAATACAACCTCATATTAGGTCGAATATTTGCATTATTTCCGGAGTCTAATAAAATAGGGGGGATCCCTACAGCTTTTAGAATTATCTTTTCGTTTTCACTAATTGCATTTTGAAAATCTAACTCTTTAAAACTAGTGGAAGAGATTTCGTCTACTTCCATGCCTCCATCTAATATAAGAGGTCGTTTACCTCCTGATTGAGGTTGATATCGCGTAGTCCATGCAAGTATCAACCTGTCTTTAATTTTTTCTGATAAGGAATCCTTTGCTTTAAGTACTAATCCCGGTACAGCTCCATTCTTAAAAAAGTTATCTTGAAAATCTCTCATATTTCGCATAAGAACCATAGTTCTTAATGCAGGCTTTAATCTTGATACTCCTCTATAAGTAGAGTAGAAAGAGTTTTCCTTAATGTGGATAATCTCATTTGGGCTAAACCGTGTGTTAGCTCCAGTGCCTCCGTCAAAACTATAATGATCGATATAAGTTGACTCGGAAGCATGCACTGTCATCTTTGGTGCTGGTAAATGGTATAAATGAACTCCATCAAAATATACAAAAATATTTCCATCAAGTAAGTAGTCCGTAAATAAGTTACGTCTAAAAGAGGAAATATCTTGAAAAGGGTTAGGTTCTACATTTAAAAGAAGATCAATTTTACTTCTTTTATTTCCTTTTACAACAGGAACACCTTTAGTTTGAGGGTGAACAATGTAATTAACTTCGGAACAATCATCAACAAGCATGTTAACAGCTCGATTAACGATCTCCAAGTCTTCATAAGCTCTCTCGTAGCTATAAGTAAACTCTCTAGAAGGTTCTACATTCCCTCGATAATATTCTTGAATGGGATTTAATTTATCTAAATCCTGTTCAGTATCGGAACCCCTCCAAAAATTATACCAAGCCATTTATATGTTTCTCTCTTTGTAGCTCTGCCCAACGCATCTGCTTTTTAGCTTGATGTAAGGGGGGATTTCTTCCATATATGGAGTGAAGTTTTAAGTGATGAGTATGACAAAGAGTTACTGTCAAATCATACATTTCTTCCCAGTGTTCGTTTATAAACTCTTCCCTAAAGTCCCTTATATCCTCTAAGTGATAATTTCTTTCTTTTACAAATTTATCGAGTAAAGGCGCTAAACTGTAATAATGATGAAAGTCCAGCTGAGTTTCAGTACCACAAATATAACATTTGGTATCTTTTTCGTACCCTGCTTTTGCTTTGTCTCTAACGTACTTAACAGGGTCTCTTTTAAGTTCTTTCATTTTAATCCTAGTTATCTGAAATTATATACAAACAGAGGTGACATGTCAACAACTATTTTTCAGTAGGTCCTTTTAAAAGCTTACTGAACTAGTGGTAAAACTATAAAGTCCATATCTCAAAGCATCTGCCATATGAGACGCATAATTATGCTTTGGTTTTTCTCTCGCTAAATTCGGATTAGGATCCCATTGATATTGATCTAGACAGGAAAGAGTTTGTATACATTTCTGATCTATAATAAGATTATTGTTATCTACAATAGCGGCAACATGTGCAATTCCATCAAGTACGGACTTTTTAGCGTTGTTAGTAGAGATGTCGTAATTTTGGGCAAAATCGAATCTGGTTTGTTGAGCGGCAGAGTCAATATAAATAAAATCAATATCCCACTTATCCACAAGCTTTTGTATTTCTTTAGCATGTTGTTCTGTTGTCCTTTCAGAATTTAAATACTCATCTAATACGTAATATCTTTCTTCATCCCAGTCATAGCCAATTACACAAAATGCAGTAGGATCTCTATATCCAACATCCAGCCCCGCAAAAACGTCCATCTTAGAAGTATCTAAGTCTTCTAAGTTAGCTACACACTCTATAGCATCGAAAGCCCAAATTTGTCCTTCATAAGTATTAAAATCTGCTTCATATTCCTGTCGAAACTCTGCTTCACTCATACTCTTTCGAGCTTCAGCAATGTCGTTTTCTGACATTCGTGGATTGTCTTTATAAGTAGCCCTTACGGAAGCCCACTCTGAAAACTCCTCTGAAAACCCTCGATTCCAGAATTCTGCAAACCAGTTACTCTTTCCACGAGGTGTAGAAATAAATAAAGCCTTTGAATTATCCTTATCAAGAGTAGGTCTTAAAGCCACATTAAAAGCGTCTCGACCATCAGTAAGAGCAGCCTCATCAAAAATAATTAAGTCATAGCTTCTACCAACTACTGAGTCTACCTGATTAACAGAACCCATACGCACAGTAGAGCCATTAGAAAGTTCAATTACTTTATCTTTAGCATTATCCTTAGTTACCTCTAAGTCAAAGTGTTTAATTAAATTTCTTTGAAGATCAAAAGAAATCTGAGATAGAGAGTAATTAGGGGACATAATCAAAATCTGAGAGTTAGGAACTAAAGAAACTAACTGCCCTATTATATTTGCGATATAAGTCTTTCCTTGACGTCTAGAAATTGCTGCGGAAACAAACCTGTACTTAGGATTATTTATAGCGTTTATCAAAGCTATCTGCGACTCTAAAGGTCTAACTTGTAGTAAGTCTAAATAAGGACTAATAGGAAGTTTTATAAACCTTCTGGGATCTTGAGAATCTACTATGTACTCGGTTATAATATCTGCTCTGCTTACTTCAATCAATGTTTGTTCCTATAATCTTTTATTGCAGCTTTGATCGCATCTTCTGCAAGGACACTACAGTGGATTTTGACTGGAGGAAGGCAGAGCTCTTCTGCGATGTGGGAGTTGGTAATATTCCCAGCTTCATCAATACTGCGACCTTTAACCCATTCGGTAAGGAGGCTGGAAGACGCGATAGCACTTCCGCATCCGTATGTTTTAAACCTAGCATCTTCGATAATTCCATCCTTACTCACCTTAATTTGTAGTTGCATTACATCGCCACAAGCGGGAGCGCCCACCATGCCTGTACCGACCATATCATCCTCTTTGTCTAGTTTTCCGACATTACGAGGATTGTTGTAATGATCGAGAACTTGTTTTGAATAGCTCATTTATAAAATATATGATTTCCTATAGTAAGAGTATGGTTCATGTGTTTGTTCCAGTACGGACTTACAGTACGGGCATGGTAGTATAGAGCTCCATCAGTAATATCAAGACTCCCTGCTGTTAAGACATAAGTTGCTATGTCTTTTGCTTTTTCATAAGCTTCTATATCTGTGATATCTTCTTTTATTCCATCACAAAACCAAGAAAACTGACACTTATTTCTTAGTGGGAATAATTCATGATATTTTGCTTGGTATACAACATCACAAACAGTATTTGGAAATTTAGGGGACAATACTCGGTTTACAGTAACGTGAGCTACAGCTAGCTGCCCTGCCAAGGATTCTCCTCTACTTTCAAAATAAATATTACTAGCTAAACATTTTATGTCTTCGCTAGCTACTGCCGAGAAAGGCAGTAGCAGCAAAAAATAGAGAAAAATTTTCACTATGCGTCCCAAGTGTTTTGTAGCGATTGTTGAATTTGCATAGCTGTCCTCTTAACTTCTATATATTATACACCCTTCACTTTGCTATGTCAAGAATTATTTTTACCCGAGTAAGCATTCGCTCCGAAGAAGGCCGCAACTAACGCACTAATGGCGATAAAGTATGTGGGTGCGATATCTCCAATGATACCCGCAGCTGTATCAAGCCCGAAGAGGCTAGTACAGAAGATACCGAAAGGATAGAGTAGCATTCCGAAGAGTGCAAACCATGTCATCTTTCTCATAGCATCTCGCTGTGCATCTTCGTCTTCGAGTTTCTTTCGTTTAAATTCGAGGTGCATTCTGAGTTCTTCATCACTTACGTGACCGTCCCCATTTATAT